GCGCCGCCGAGCCGGCCGCAGAGCGTCGTCTCCGTCGCCCGCTCCTCGGCGCGCGACCCTCCCCCGCGCGCCCGGGAGGCCTCCCCGCCCCCTGTGAAACGCGACCCGTCGTACGAAAGCGTCTTCAGTCGTCATGATGCGCCCGCGCGTGCGCCGTCCAGGCAGGGTGGGAGCCAGGTCGGGTGACGGTTTTTGGAGGGTCTCTTCTTACGGTGCGGTTCCCGGACCGGGCGCGTCGACCCCGCTTTTTTTTTTTCATCTGACAGAGTAGTAACCACCACCCTCCGCTGGGATCCTCCAAACGATGGTCAAGTCCTTCCAGTACCGGATCTGCCACATGAGTCCTAAGGCCCGCCGCAGCTCGCGCATCAAGGCCATTCGCAAGAAGAGCGCGCAATGCCCCTCCGGGAAGATTCCCAAGTGCTTCTCCTCCAAGGTGTCGAAGAGGAAGGGCATGGCCTACTGCGGGAAGAACACTCGCAAGAAGAAGGGGTCGCGCAAGAAGTCGCGCAGCAAGTAGACACCTGCCGCCGTGAGCTGTAGCGCGTCACAATGACGCGACGGGAACGCAAACGAAATAAAAAAAATCAAACTTCTTTTTTTTTTTTTTCTCGTGCCTACGGCAGCACCATCACCCGATCGTGCACGAGGACCAGCGGCTGCATGTTTGGTCGAGAGTTCCGCACCGGCGGCGGTGGTTTCAGGACGCCTGACGGTGGCCTCCGGCCCTGAAGCGTGAGTAGCATATGCTCCGACGATTTCTCCATGATACGTTGCCTCACAAGTTCTCCCTTAGGGAAGGCTCGTAACGTATCTGCCACATACCGGTTCAGTCTGAGCGCAGTGTGTTTCAAACGTGCGGCAGGTATATTCGCTAAATGCCTACGTAGCCGATGGGGGGACAGATCGGGGTTGAGGAGCCTGTACAGGACATAGATGAGAGAAAACGTCACGCACATGCCGCTGTACGAATCTGTGCCTGCTCGTTGCGCTCCGGGCAAATACTCTGCGTACGAGATGTATCGGTAGCCAGGCAGATGGGAGCGTAGAAGCGACGCCACTTTGCTGTCGTAGGCATCTTTAATTTTGCCTGCTGGTTCAAACCGGTCCAACGTTCGTTTTTGCCTATCGATGATCAGTACGTTAGCGTGCCCAAACGCGCTCCAGGCGCCGGGGTATATCCCGACGTTCAGTACGACGAAGCGCCTTGACACCGTTTCCAGGAATTCCCTGAGGTCGCGCGGGGCGTACAACTTGGGCGTCGCGCTGTTGAGGTTGGTGAACATGATTCCGCCTCGGATGTGTCCTATGCGTACGTGCCCATCATACTCCGACGCACACCTCGTACCTGCGTACCGTGCGGTTCCGTCTGTATAAAAACAAAGCTGCCATTTTGGGACGGATACGCGAGAGCTGATCCTGTGACGTCGCTTCAATAAGGCAAGTAAAAACTTCACGTCCAGGTCAGCGGAGTCATGCTGGACAAATTCACTGTCGGCCGCTTTTATCTCTGCGGGGCCGAGGCTCGATATCCTGGAGAGGAATTCCGTCAGCTCGGTGATTTGATTGTCGCTGTTCTCATCGCTGTGCGTCATGTGTGCCATGCGGTCATGCGTCATGCTCATGTCAGAAAGAGGGGAGGGGCGTGTGTGGTTTCAAACGGAGGTATATGACGGGAACGAGTAAAAAAAAAATGCGGTGTACTACCTGGATCTGGTCTCGGCCATGACACAATCACAGAGGATGATGGAAAGCGCCGGGATGCTTCTGGTATTTTCTCATCTTCTAACGAATTAACGTTCACCTGACAATCAGGCACGGAACGGCGGCGTGCTCGTCGCACCGCTTCATTCGCAAACAGCTTTCGATATGACAACGTTCAGCTTTCAACATGACAACCTTGTCCACGGCGTACGAGGCGGTCCGCGACGCGGCTGACGTGCTCATCGAAGACGGCGTGACCACGGTTGGCTCGCAACACAAGATGCTCTCCAGGGTAGCTGCGCCGCAGCATGGGGAACAGATGCCCATCATGCAGAATCAGCACCTGCGCTCAGGCCTCGGATGTGCGATTCTCGTGTACGACAAGGCGAAGGACCCGAGGGCTTTGATCGGCCTCATCATCGGCTTGACCTTTGACAAAAGCGATGCGGATATTGTTCTGCAACCCAGTCTTGCGCATCCTGTGCATCCCCTTTTCAAAAAGCCCCTCGCGTCGCTGCTCATCGTCATGGCTTCGACCTACACGCTCCTGCCAAAGTACACGGTGCAGACGACGCTTGTGCACACGGTCGCGCTGAAGACGTTCGTGCAGGATTGGTGCGTCTACGACAGGCCAAACTCGCCCGTCCTGGGGCAGTTGCGCATCTTGAGCCGCGCCGCCGGATTCCTTTCGAAGCCACGTACTCCTCCGATGCGCTCCACCATTTCTTTCGCATGGGAGACCGTCGCGCTCAACAAGCGCGACGCGGAGCTCCGCGACCGCGCCCTGCGGTACCTCTGCCACGACCGCGCCCTCGGAAATGTGCGCATCCTTCCTCAGGAGGACGGCTCGATCTACGACCGCACGCTGCTCTTCCTGGTCGTGCCGTCGTATCCCGGGTTCGAGTTCGTGTGGAATCCCAACTTCTCGCAGAGCGACGTCAACGCCTTCGTCGGCGTGTGCGGCATCTACGACGGCGTCCTGCCGTTCTCCTACATGCACCCGGACCGGCACAACCTTGTGGCGCTGCACCCCGACGGCGCCATCGCCGGGCTTCTCATCTTCAAGACCTGCAAGGCCACCTTTGCATTCGGCGAGCTCACCGTCATCTTCATTGAGCTGTTGGCCGTCGACCCTAAAGCTCGCGGGCAAGGGCTGGCAAACGTCCTGTACAAAACCGCCCTTGAGGCCTCGTACGCCAGGACCACCTCGTCGGCGTTTGTCCTCTGTGAGGCCGTGCAGTCGGGCTCTGGCTGGCAGTGGTGGAAGCACCGCGTCGCCAACAAGCTCCCGATGGCCATCGTTCTCGCCCTGCAGCTGATCGTCTGCCTGGACAAGCAGGAGCTTTGCACGCGGGCGACGCCCTGCGGAACGCTCCTGCTCCCAGCAAAATGAAGACGAGAACCATGAAATGACCAGACCACTGCCACCGCCAGGGAGAATGCGATTCACCGGCTATTTATGCACAGTAGGCATCTCGGACCGAGGAGGGTTTTTTTCGTTGCGTGCGCTCGTCGTCGTTTTTAGATATTATCGTTTTTGCTCGCTGTATGCATAGGTCAAGGACTAACCGGACCCAGGACCTCTGGTCCATCACGGTCGCCGTAACGGAAGGCACATTCGGGCCGTGCCGCCACAACTGGATTTCGCGTACGCGACGGCCGTGGCAGACCACTCGGCCTCCCTGAGCTGTGGCGCAAAGTGCGCAACATTGGCAGATGTCCATACCAGCTGTGCTGCAGCTTGAGGAAACTCAGGCTGCGTGTCTGCACGATGCTCTTTGTGGTGGTATTGACGCGGCAACATTAGCCGGTGGAGACGCCAGCCTGCTGCTTCAAATGTCTGGTCGTCTTTACAGCTACTACGGCTTTGGCACATTCCCAGCCATTCGTGGTCGCACGCACGATCCATCGCGCCAGGCAAAGCACACCATACTGCTCTTCCGTGGAGAGAAGGGCCACCTTAGCACTCTCCGCAACGAGCTGCCAGGTTTCAATGCGGCCTGCACGTTCGCCGAAATACATTGTCCAGGCCTCTCGATCACCAGAGCTCACGTCATGCTTCAGAGCTCTGTTCAGGCATGCCTAGACTGGCATACCGACACGGCGACGCGCGGATACGCCAAGGTGAGGAGAACTCTGGTGATACAACTTAGTGATACACAGTCGACCATCGATGTGAGAGATACCGACGGTCGACAGCGAACCCTCAAATACAAGAAACGAGGGAGTGCGGTCCTCATAGATTCCACAACGATGCACCGCTCTGGTCTAGCCGGACGAGGAACGATAAAGCTGACGCTGATGTTGGCGCCGACGTCCCGGAATAACAACGGCCTGGAAAAAAAAATATCAGGTCCACGGAGCAGACGGGGACTGCGCGCATCGAGGCAGTCTGGCGAGCTTGCAGGAAGGAGAATGCCTCGAACGGCGAGCGCGGGCACGGTGCGTGCTTCCCACGACCCCGCGGCACACCTGGCGCGCTCGCGTACAGCATACGTTCGACACAGCATGCGCTGCACAACATGCGCTGCACAACATGCGCTGCACAACATGCGCTGCACAACATGCGCTGCACAGAGGAGCGTGCAAACGCGACCCCACGGAGCGCGTCTGTAGACTCCATTGCACTCGTGAAAGCAACCCGACGTGATAGGCATCACCCCGAAAACCACTTGTGCGCATCATTGAGCAAATGCGCAACCTGCGCCACAATCATATTTGACCATCTTTCGGCCCCAACATCCGTTACGATCACGCGCAGGTCCAAGCGGGGAACACGGTGTTTGTCATCGACCCCGAGTATGAGGTGCCCGATTTCGCTCTCCCTCGGTGCGCGGATCTCCGAGAGCTGGTGGACAAGGTCTGCCAGATGCCGGAGAAGTACAATTTTCGCAGCGACGAACGAGGCCGGGACCGATTTCGTGCCGTCGTGATGAGCGCAGGAGAGGGTAAGCCAGAAACTGTCGTCTCCTTGCAGAAACCGGTGACCGGCGTATGCGAGCCGGACAAGCTGGAGTTCCGCTTCGATGAAAAAGGGAAAGGTCGCCCCCTGGAACAGCTGGACGAGCGGCTGGAGACGCCATGGGCCGCGTTTCTCCATGTGCCGCTGGTCGTGGAGTCGGGGCCCGAAAGCGACGGGACCTTTTTTGCCGGCAAGGAAGACGAGGGGTTCAGCGTCCGCCTGCAGCTCCACATGGACGATTACAATAATGTCTGGTCCTTCGAAGTGAAACATCTCTCGGATGAGAGTGACAACGAGGAGGACAAAGGCCCCCCGTACTCGCGCCCGCGCGGGCGCCCGCCTTTGGGAAAGGCCTGGGACGAACAGACGGGTAGCTGGGTCGACGAGGAGCAGTCCGAAAAAGGAACGGGCAGAAAGAGCACGGAAAAAAGGCCGCGGGAGCAGCAGGACGTCGAGAAGAGCAGCGATGCCTTCGTTGCTGCGATGCTGACGGCGCTGACGACGGTTGAGACCCGTATCGTCACGCTCGTCTATGCGTGTGCGGACCGTAAGACAGATGTCTTCATCTCGCGTGACCAGCTGTTGCGGGGCCTGACCGCTCTGCGCGTTAGCAGACCGACCGAGAAACTCGAGCAGGCACGGATCAAGTCGCTCTCGACGCTTACACACAACGGATGCTCGGGTGCAAGCGCTGGCATTGCGCTGACGGCAGAGGGCATACAGATGGCGATCGGCGCCATAGACTTCGAACTGGGTTCCATCGACCGTGCCGTCGGCGTCCTGAAGAGCGCATGCGAGTCCGGAGAGCTCGGTGTCGTTGCGAACGGCGCTCAGGACGAGAGCGCCAAAAAACGCAAGCGTGACGCACCAACGAGTCAGAAAGGGCAAAACGAGAGTCCCGACCCACGGACTCCACCCGCGAGGCCTCCAAGTCTCGGCTCTGGTGGCGGCAGTGTCCTGCACACTAAGGAGGTCGATCCGGCGCTGGCCTCAGCCGTGGAGGCAGCAGCCGAGGGCGTGCTCGGCTCCGTCACGGAGCTGGAGACCAGTCTGAACAAGATGTTGCTGTCGTTCCCGCAGCAGGTCGAGGCCCGCGACCTTCAGTACGAGATTGGCCAAGAGGGCCACCGATTTTTCATGGAGAAAGAGCGCTTCCCAACTCCGGACGAGACTCAGGAGCTCGTGAAGACGGTCAAGCGCGTGTACCTGTCCAGGTACCAGATCGGTAACGTGACACGGTCAACGGTCGAGGGCGTCATAGCACTCCTTGCCACTGCGCGCAACGGCGCGACGGAGGCACAGACCCTCGCAAAGAACTACAACGCCAAGGAGGTGGATTAGACGAGCATGCGCCTGAGAGCACGCAGTTCTGCCTCGATCCGATCGATCTGTTCCGCGACGGATGCGTCGCGGTCATGTGTGGCTCCCGTAGCCTGGACGGTATCCAGTTCCTCCTGTGGAATAGGAGATTCTAGGGGCGTCACCAGTTGCATAGCTCGTACAGCCTCCATCATCGCTTTCGCCAAGGGAGGCGGAATGGCATTCCCCACGGCCCGCTGCGCGGCGCGGCAGTTCTGCGGAAATGTCCAATCTATTGGGAATCCCATCAACGCCGCACTGTGCCGCCAGGACAAGCACCCGAGCGAATGCTCGTTCTCGTCTAGCCACGTCATCGGGTGCGAGGCGGTGATCGTGAAACCGACGTTGTCGAGTCGACGCGCGCGATTCTGAGCCGAGCCGCGACCACGGCTTATCGTGGTCGACACGGCCCCGTCCGGCACGGACAAATTGTGTTTGGAGAACGCGGAGCGCATGGAGACGCGCTCTGTACATCCCCGTTCTTTCAGAAACTGGATAAAGAGAGGGGGGCCGACGATGAGGCGCGTGCGTGTAGACGGAGTGCCGTAATCCGCCGAATCGACGACGGCGTGCGCGACGCGCGTAGGGAATCGCCGCTCAAACGCCTGCACCAGCTCGATCGCCCGTGCATTCGGCACTTGTTCGCTAGACCACGTATGGTCGCCGCGGCGCAGAGGCAGCTCTATACTTTTTCGAAACGTTCGAAGTCCAAACTCTAGCTCGCTATCACTCGATCGCCGCTGACGGCTCATGAGCTGGCATGGCGTGCTACTGTGCAAATGCAGGCCTTCACAGGCGCTTGGCAGCGGTTGCCCCTCGACGTCCGTACAATGCGAGGAGGCACCAGATGCGTGCACTGACCAACAACGGAGCACATCTGGGTCATTGTCGATGCCGAGAACAGGTCGAGCGCCAGCCTGCATGAATCCACACGAGGCGCCACCAACCCCGCAGTACAGGTCGATGAATTTGCAGTCCATGGATACTTTTTTTCTGTCGTACGTCCCTTTTTTTTAAGGCTAGCAAAAAAAACGCGTATTTATTACCCCCTCCTCTTGTCGGTTACGTAACCGCCACGGAACCCGAGTGCGACTGTACGCGGACACCACGCGCCCACCCACACGTGCGCCGCTCACCGCCGCGTCCTCCGCGCACACGCTGCACATACGCCACCCGCGTATCACTCGCCGTACTCGGCACGCGCACATCCCGTCCCCATACGCGCCCCCGCCGCCGTTGGCACCCGTGCTGCTGCGCTGCATGTGGCGCAACCTGCGCAACTGTGCACATCTGCTCCCAGACCTCACCCCCGACGCCCCGTGCGTTGTCCCGTGCACCCACTTCACGCCTCCTCCGCGCGCGCACGTACTTCCCTTCTGTGCGCCCCCGCCGCCGCTGGCACCCGTGCTGCTGCGCTGCATGTGGCGCAACCTGCGCAGCTCTGCCCCCTCCTGTACCCCGTTCTCGTCGGACAGATGTCTCGCGTCCACGACAAGGCGCTCGCCTGCGATGCCTACGCCAAGACGCACCCTTCCAGCTGGGACGACTACTCGGACCAGATCACCATTGCTCCGATCAAGGACGGCTCGTACCTGCTCGGGCTGGAGTCGAAGCCGGACCTGTTCAGCAAGACTCTCATGCAGCTTCTCCGTACCTACTCCTGTTGTGAGGACACCATCGGCTACTGCAGCTTCACCTCGTGCTGCAGGGCCTTTCAAGGCCTGGGCGCCGCCCTGCGGAAGCTCATCTTTGTGCTCCGAATGAGCACCGAAGCAGCAGACACCGATCTACTGGGCACCTGGGTGAAGGCAAGGTACGACTTGGAGGCACTGAGGAATTGCGCGGAGGTCATGTTCGGCGAGAAGGCCATGACGGTCGAGGCGGGGCAGCTCATCGTGCACGTCGCGTGCATGCTCAAACCAGGAGCGTGGGGGGACGTTTTGGCGCGCATGGCGCTGCTCGGTGTCGAGCCGTGCGTCCTCGCCATGATCGACAACCTCCCGCTCCTCCAGAGGTGCGCCGAAGACACAGCGCAGCCTGCCGCCATGTCTGCCCTGCGCCGGGCCATGGCGCACGCAGTCGTCGGCGGGCACCCAACGTGCATGAGGGCTCTCCTCGAGGCGCACGCGGCCGTGGGGGGGGCGATGGCTCCCATCGACGGCGACCTGGGTGGGCCGTTTGGCGCACTGACGCTGCTCATGGTGGCCTGCGGCGCTGGCCAGCTCGCATGCGTCCGGGTGTCGCTCGAGGCCGGTGTCAACGTGAACAAGGCCCTGGTCCAGGACGACGTGCCGCCGAGGAAGCACAACAGGAAGCTCGCACTGGAGTTCAGCGCCACTGTGCGCGCGGGCACCACGGCGTTGGCGATCGCCTGCGAGAATGGCCACGCCGAGGTGGCCCGAGAGCTGCTCCAGCGCGGGGCCGACGGCAGCATTGTGAACGACCACTGCGAGTCGGCGGCCACGCTCGCCACGAGGGGCGGCCACCTCGGCTGTCTCGAGCTCCTGGGCGGCTGGGCACCCATGCCGGGCATCGTCCCGCGTCAGCTCACTGAGGGAGATGTCTGCGGCGTCGCCAACATGGGCCTCATCGGCGCCGCCGTGGAGCACGGTACGGTCGACTGCCTCAAATACCTGCTCGACACGGCGAACGACCCCGAAAGGGCGCTCGCGCTGTCGCACTACGACGGGCGCGGGGCGCTGCACCGCGCCGCTCTGGTCGACGACGCAGGCTGCACTGAGATGCTCGCCAGGCTGTGCACCGGCAACTACTCGCACCACCTCGACACGGAGACGCTCCCGTTTGGCCCACGACCGAAGTACGTGGGATGGACCCCGGGGATGTGCGCCCTCATGGCGCCCATCGCGAACGTACGCTGCCCCCAGCACGGGAGCGGCGCGGCGCTGAGCGTGCTCCTTAAGCACAAGGCCGATCCCAACAAGGGCTGCTTCCGCCAGCACGGCGGCCAGACGCCCATCCACATGGCGGCCGAGCGAGGCGCGGTGGAGTGCACGCGGCGGCTGATCCAACACGGCGCCCATACCGGCACGAGGATCCAGCGTGTGGCGGAGGAGTTCCGCGAGTTCCAAGGCTACACGCCGATTATGAGCGCCGTCGCGGGAGGGCACCCCGAGTGCGTGCGCCTCCTCTGCGAGACGGCCGAGGGCCTGGAGACGATCGACTACCGCCTGCACAGCGGCGAAACGGCGCTCATGCTCGCAACCAAGCCCGTGTATGCTGGCGGCACGCACGCGTGCCCCGCCGATCACCTCGAGTGCGCCACGGTGCTGCTCGAGTTTGGCGCCAACCCCGACCTCTACAACAACTTGGGCAAGACGGCGCTGATGATGGCCTGCGTGCACGCCGACCTGGGTGCGATTTGTATCTTGGTGGAGGGCGACCCCGAGCACAAGATGTTTTCGTCCGACCCCAACCTGATGGTGCAGCAGAACCCTCACAAGAGCATGACGCCACTCATGCTAGTGGCGAAGTCCAAGTCCAGTGCCGATAAGAAGGTCGCGTGCCTCGAACTCCTACTCGACGCCAAGGCGGATCCAAACCGACGCAACGACGACACCCTCACGGTGCTGCACTACGCCATCCGCCCGAACAACGACGGGCGCATCTCCACGCATGCCGCGGACACCGTGTCGCTGCTCCTGCGCCACGATGCCGACGTGAACGCGCGCTCCGCGGACCTCTGCACGCCGCTGAGACTCCTCTGTTCCTGCGACTCCCCGCTCGGCTTCGAACACAGCGCCTGCGTCATGACGATGCTGCTCGACGCCCGCGCCGACGCGAACCACGCCGACGACAACGGCACCACGCCGCTCATCGCGGCGGGCAAGCGCGGCCCTTCCGACAGCATCCGGCAACTGATCGCGTTCAAGGCGGAGCCCAACCAAGCCGACCACCAGGGCTACACGCCCCTCATGGCGGCGGCCTTCGCGCACTCGGTCGAGTGCGTGCAGGTGCTGCTCGAGAACGGCGCCAGGGCCTCGGATCGCGACATGAATCGCCAGACCGCCCGCCAGAAGTGCCTCCGCCGGTCTCAAAATGATCCGCCGGACGTGAAGCAGATCACGACGATCCTCGAGGAGGCTGAGGGGCGCGAGAAGGCCGCAAAGGCAAAGGAGGCCGAGGAGGCGGCTCGTGGCGCAGTTACACGCCAGAAACAGAAAAAGCAGCGCAACCGTTGAGTAAAGAGCAATTCACCCAAGGAGAGGTGACGACGGGTAGGCGCGAGGAAGGGTGGCAACAGCTACCAGCACAACTTTTTAATTCTCGTAGACTCGTAACAAGCAGCAGAACACATGTAGAAGGAACAACAGCAGAAAAAAACGTAAAACAATTGACGGGCTCTTTTCCACGTAGCTCTGATGTCGCTCAAAGATCTTACCAGCACAACATTTTAATTCTCGTAGACTCGTAACAAGCAGCAGGACGTCGTGCTCTCGTCGCTGCACATGCCGCCCGCCAAGCGCGCCGCCGCGCGAGACAGACAATTCTTGACGCCGGCGTCCCGCGCGGCGCGCTTCTCCTCCATCTGCGCGCGGAAGCGCGACACGGACATGCCCGCCTTATTAGCCGCCTCCACCTCGCGCTCTTTGCGCTGCGTTTCCCGCTTCCTGAGCTCTTCCAAACGTAAAACAATTGAAGGTCTCTTCTCCACGTAGCTCTGATGTCGCTCAAAGATCTCCACAGAGGATCGTCGGCAACATCGAACGCATCTCCGAGCTGTGCAACGACGACGCCGGCCGCGACTCGTGGTCGCACGACACGGCTGCGTCGACGGCACGATTCGTGACGTTCAAATCCTGTATTTCACCGAGGCGATGTGTACAGTGCCAAGGTTTTCCCTCGAAGCAGTCGCGACACAACAGCTCCCATTCACGTCGTGACTTTTCACTATGAAGCTGCTCGTTGCGAAGCTCCAGAGCGGCGGCGCGCTGCGCCTGGCTGAATCCGAAAGCGAGCAAGATCGTCACAAACATGACGGCAACCACGGATGGAATGCTGTGCGTAATTGCGGCTCTGATCACAAAAAGGAAGTATACAGTGACTGCGAAGCAGGTCTGCAGCTGCATAAGAATTTTGGTTGACTAGCCAGTCGGTGACCTGGTCGCGTGCCCCTGTGACCTGGTCGGGTGCCTCTGTGACCTGGTCGGGTACCCTGTGACCTGGTCGGGCGCCCCCGAAATAAAAAATTGAGCAAAAAAAGAACTCTCACGTTTTTTTTTATTTTTCCCCCTCCCGCCCTCGACGCTAACTGACCGGTACGGTACGCTCTCGCGACACGCGGGCGACGCGCCCTGCGGGATGCTCGCACCAGCCTCCGCTATGCCGTCCTCGCCTCCCGCGTCGCCGATCGCCGCGCCTGCCGGGCGTGCGGTGGGAACGGCGGCGCCCGACGCCGAGCCCGCTGTGGGCGCACCCGCCGCACACGCAGCAGATGCGCAGATAGTGCAACCTGCGCAACCTGCGCAACCTGCTGCAACAGGACCAGTAGGGCCTGCTGACACGATGACGCACGTACCGTCGAGCACTGCGCGCCCGAAGAGGCGTATCACGCCCGTCTCCATGGCGCCGACGAGCGCACCCGCGCGTGTGGCACAGCTTGCGCCATCTGCGCAACCTGCGCTGCAGGCTGTGCAGCAGACCCCGCCGGCCGAGGACGGTGTCCCGCTGCAGTGGCCCGGTCCTATCGCGCCCGTTGCGCCGGCGCCATGGTCGCAACGTTCAGCCGCGACCGACGTCGTCCACCGCATCGGCGCATCGTACATTCCGCGAACGCTCCCGCAGCTTCTCACCGAAATCAACCAACAGGCCGAGTCGATTGGGTTAGCGGCGGAGGCGTGGCATAAGCTCCAGCACGTGGAGCTCGTCTACGGGGACCTCGAGGACATCGACGCGATCATCGTCGGCGCGAAGAAGCTGAAGCGGTGCGTCGAAGAGTACCAAATGCGCGCCAAGGAGGTGGAAGCCTACGCCCGCGCCGTGGAGGCAAAGCGGCGGACCGAGTTGGTGCCCGTGATGATCGACCCCGAGGCCGGCGCGGATCTGTACCGCAAATATCGCGCGCAGCTCGCTGACGGAAACTCGAAGCTTTACCGCTGCCCCCTCGCCGACCCGGAGACGGGCAAGTGCTCTGACGGCGCGGGGTGCGCGTCGAACCCGGGGAAAAAGGCCACCATCGCCAAGCATATTTTGCGCAAACATATCAAGTCCGAGACCAAACGCAAGCAGCGCCACGGGTACGGCGTGGCCATCGCCGAGGGATGGGTGTCCGAGTGATCGGAACCAGCCAACGCGTCGTGCAAGTGTGAGGAGTCCCTTGGCTGGTTCCGGTCGCCCGTTTACCGACCGGAACCAGCCGATGCGTCGTGCTGGTGTAAGGAGTCCCTTGGCTGGTTCCGGTCGCCCGTTTACCGACCGGAACCAGCCAATGCGTCGTGCTGGTGTGATTAGTGTCTTCACTGGTTCCGGTCCACGGGCAAACCGTTTTTAATGTCCCCTCCGGAACCAGTGGTCCGCCCGTTCTCATGCGGGACGTTCGGCCGCCGGTTCCGATCCCTCCGCCGCGGCCACCTCCTCCACCCTGTCCTCCTCCTCCTCCTGCTCGCTCTCGCGCGCAGGCTGCGGAGCGGCGGCGCCGAGCGCGTGCATGACCGCCTGCGTCGCCGTCGCGTTGGCCATGTCGCCGCTCGGCACCTGACCCGTGTCCACCTGCTCCCGCACGTTGAGCATCGCCATGATGGCGGCGCGGTGCCGCGGCTCGGACATCACGGCGCGGTCCGTCAGGAGCTTGAAGGTGCGGTCGTGGTGGACCGCGAACTCCTTCACCTCTGGCTCGTCGCGCAGGAGGCGGCTCCGGACGGCCTCGTCGTCCGTCACCTCGCCGCTCGTGAGGGTCGCCTCCATGATGAGCAGCACGACCTTCTTCAACCGTTTCACGGGCCACGGCTCCTGGACGTGGTCGTGGGTGACGAACAGCGTCTTCGCTTTCGGGTTGCGACGCGCGTGCTCCTCGGCGGCGGCGATCTCGGCAGGGCTCGGGTTCATCGGCGTCTGCCAGGGGGGTGAACTCTCCTGGTGCGTGTAGACACTCCGGTCGAAAAAAATCTGATGCCACCCATCACTTCCTGCTTGGGGTGCGCGCGCGCGCGCTACTGGACGACCGCGGGTCCGTTTTGTGGAGTGACCAAAAAAATGCCAACAGTCATCTACCGCGGACGTGGCGCGATACTTGGCGACGGTCTCGACGATAAAGACAATCTTTTCCCCTTTGCCCTGGACATCACGGTGCTGCGCGCTGTGTTTGATGCGGTCAACCGTCTCCGCGTGGCCGGTGGGGGCTGTGCAAGGCACCGTAGGATGATCCAGGAGAAGCTCCCCAAGTTTGACGACTTCGACCGCATTTATGTTTGTACGTGGAGAGAGACGAGGCACGTCTTCGCTGGCCGTCGCATGATTTACCTCAGCATGTACTTCAAGGATAGCCGTATCCTAGACGATTGGGACTGCCGCGTCTCGGAGGATTGGATTCTCGTTAAAGGCATCTCGCAGTGGCGCGTCTACGACGGGCGCCCGCTCATCAACCCCGCCCGAATCAAGTGGCACGAGGTGGTCCGCTGGATGAACGCCGTGCGCCCGTATGCATGGCACTGGTTCGAGGAGCACCAGAAGTCGACGTGCGCCGACGGCGCGCGCGGCAGAGCGCGTGATCTCGCAGCTTTCGAGAATGACTTCAATTTTTGATTTTGCACCCCCCGTCACGCGCGTAGTTTTTTTTTTTATTCGGGAGAGCTGGGAAAAGCCCCGGTCGACGATGCCGCGTGGCTCGCCGCGCCGCCGCTCCCCGGGCGCACGTCGCAGCAAGGCCTCGCGGTGCAGCCGGCGCTCGTGGCGGAGCCCCACGCGGGTGCGGAGCAAGACCTCGCCGCGCGCGCCGGGCGCTCCGCCGCCGAACGTGCACGAGTGGTCGCGCCGCGACCACGTCCGCGTCTCCCTGGCCGCGGTGAAGCGAGAGACGATCCGTCCCCCCACGAAGATGCGACCCGACCCGGTCGCGACGCCTGGGCTGCGCGTGATCCGCGGCGGCACCGACGAGGCCCACGAGTGGTACCAGAGGCTGTACTGGGACACCAACGACGGCACGGAGATGCCGGTCGACGTCGGGCGCTTCCCGCTCGACGTCGTGGTGGCGACGCGCGTGAAGAAGCCGGCGGAGTTCTTCGTGAACGACCCCGAGTACCAGAGAGTGACCAAGACGTACAAGCTCATCCGGAACTCGTGCATCGTGTGCGACGAGCGCGGGTCGATCATGGCCGTGTACGTGACCGCCACCGCCATTCCCGAGCTGGACCGCGTGGCGCGCCAGGCGCGCGCCGCGCTCGAGGAGGCGAAAACCGACCTCAAGCCGCGCCACAGCTTCGCGGTGGGCGGGGACTACACGCGCGACGCCGACTACCGCGACAAGATCAAGAACATGCAGCTGCGCATGGAGGGGACGATCTGGAACGACGGCCTGCAGACGTTCACGGCGCCGAACAAGCGATGGGGAGGGCTCTACTTCACCCAATACTTCAAGCGACGCCCCGAGTCCGATCTCACCAGGTTCGCGCTCCCGTACACCGGCATGTATGCGGTCGAGCGCGCCGTCGTGCCGGCCATCGCGCAGCAGCGGCTCCGGTTGATCGCAGAGACGCGGCTCCCGTGCGCTCTACCAGGGGTGCCCTGCTCCATCATGCCCGCGACGCAGGTCGGAATCTCCGAAAACTTTGCTGTCAAGACGCACGCCGACAGCTGCGTCAACTGCGTCACGGAGTCCATCTTCTGGGCCAACCACGGCATACGCAACGCCCGCTTCGCCGTCACGTCGCTGGAGATCGCCTTCAACATCGGAGCGCAGCCGTGCATGCTCTTTCAAAAGGGGAACGAGATGCACGGGACCGTCCCCGGCGCGCGCGGCAGCTGCGGGCTCGTGCTCATCTCCAAGCGCAACACGCTCCAACAGTTCGAGCGGGGCGCATACACCGACAGGACGATCCTCTGAAAAAAAAAAAAACAACAGGATGCTGTCACACGCGCAGCTCGTCGATGAAGCAGTACCCGTCGCCGTAGGCCTTGTGGCGCGGGGGCATGCCCTCGAGCCGTCCTGTCAACGTCGCGGCCGGCGCGAAGTTGTACACGGCGGACGCGAGCGGCTCCGGATGCACGACGGTAGAGTCGTGGAAGTAACATTTCTGGTGTATCTGGAGGCGCACGCAGTGCATTCCGGCGCCCTCGGCACGCAGCATGGCCCGATACACGTTCGGCCGATTCACGGTCAAGCACGTGGCGCGGCGGTAGCCGCGAAAGAGCGACGGGAACCCGCACGTCTCCGGACTCTGCGGCTCCGTCCACGCGTACTCCGCGAGCACCTCGAGGGGGCGCCTCGAGAAGGGCGACCAGTCGGCGACAAGAACGATCGACAGCGCATCGCGCGCCATGAAAAAGGCACAGTCTCCGATCACGGTGCGGACATACAGCTCAAAGTCGTCGAGCACACGGAGGTCGTACCACGTCCGGCGCATGCACAGCGGTAGACGCTCGAGGCCGGCCCGGACGGCGTGCGCACTGTCGTCGAGGCGCAGGTAGCCTCCGCACAGCGCGGAGGCCAGGTTCAGAACATCCTGCGCGCCGAGACGGGAGACGATCAGCTCGAGCACGTCGTCGGGGAGCGCAGGGAGCGCGAAGCGGCGCTGACGCATTCTACTGTACCGTTCGAGGAGCCTCCACCCAGATTGCGTCGTCGGCATCCTCACCTATGCAAACGGAAAAGAGAAAACTAGAGGCGATTCCTTTTTTTTTTTGTTTTTTGATTGCATTGGCGGATAAAATTTATTTACAGCCTGGCGTGACCGTGAAGCGAATCAGTTTTTCCCCTCCAAAATAAAAAAAAAAAGGGGGG